GCTCGAACTGATCGCCCGCATGTTGGTCGGTGGTAGCTTCCGCGAGCCCTCGGATGGCAGGTCAACGATGCCACCGCTGACGGCTGCCGACATCGCCGGTGCCGTCGGCATGATGCGCGACTCAGTTGCCAAGCAGGCCGTGCTGGCGGTGGCGCTGCGCGGGCAGGGTGTATCCCTATCCTCGCTGGGGCGCTCTCTGGCCAGGCGGGTGATGCGGCAGATTCAGTGGCAGCGGCGCAGCGGCGCAAAGCCTGCGCTGCGAATGGATGACCCGGCCGACCGTTGGCGCATGAGGCTGGTGCTGCAGGACGCGGTGAACGACCTGGTGTGGCCCGAAGGGAAGATCGCCGCACAGGATGCCGCCAAGGCGGCCAAGATGCGGAAGGGGGACTACCTGCGTGTGTACGGGATCGCTGCCGCAACGCTGCGTCAGGCGTTGGAAGATGGGCGCAAAGAGTTCAGTGGCAGAGTATTCAACCGGTAGGCCTGACTAATTGGCGGGACAGCATGGCGCCGTCCCGCAACATGGACATCAGAATCCGGTCCTGATCTCGAAACCGACCGCCTTGTGTCCAAGGTCATGCTGGGAACCCATCAGCAACGCGTAGAGTTCGTCGCCCTGTTCCTTCGTGAGATGAGTGAAATCGTGGGTTTGACCAGATTTCATGTTTACCGAAAGAGAAATAACGTTTGGGCGGTACTCGAATGAAGAAATTTGATCCGCCACGATAACTGTTGTGAAAGTCGCTGGCTTTCCAGCGTTGTTCTTGCTGGTGCGAGTGATCTGAAGTACTTCAGCCATGTCCAATCCCTTTGATAGAAGCCCTGATCGTTAAGCAACATTACCGCAGTCGCGTCGAACCTTACCGCATTCGACCGACTGCGGTAAGGAACCTTACCGCAGTTGCAGCGGGAACCAGACTTAGGCCACAGTAGCTACCGTGGGCGAGGTTCCAATCAACCCGCACTCAACGGCCGCAGGCCTGGACTCGGGAGGTCCAGTGACCTGCGGTTCGTCGTTTCAGGACGCCTGCAATTAAGTTCTTAACGACAGGAGTTCCGCACTCAGTTCCGTCGGCCGCCGCAGGGATCTTGCAGCGGTCTGCAGTGCCTGTTCGTTGGGTAGCAGTTCGGCCAACTGCTGAAGTGGAAGGATGATCGTTCTGGCATCGGCCGTCACGAAGTAATCCGCGTAGGCCTCCAGCGAGGCCTCCAAGTGCTCCACATCGAACTCCTTTCGCCGAATCCTCTCGTCGTAAAGAAACGTACCGGCTGACTGAGCGCGTGCCGCGGCTTCACGGATTAGGCGTTCATGGTCCACGCCATTCGAAGTGAGCAGCACCTCCAAGGTCCCGCCGTAGATGCCTCCGCAAAGAACGCTTCCGTCGTACTTGAAGGAACCATCAGCACGCGTGAGAGGAATAGGGACTCGTGTCGAGTGGGTTCCCGTTCGATTGCGAACCTCGGCGGCAAGCACTTCACCAAGCTCGAGCATCACCCGCTCGTCGTATAGAAGCTGGGCCTGCACGTTTCCAGCCTTAATGGCCGCTACCACGTCATCAAATGAGGTGGCGTCAGCGTAGTGCGGTGATGCGTCGCTGATTCGGCCTCCGAGCCACGAGAGCCAGTAGCGCCATACGCACGTATCAACAAAGATTTTCAGCATTCCTTCCTGACCTCGCGGTTGGGAGAGCTCATGTGCTCTACAGCGCCTCAATTTATGCCCGCATCCCCCGTCCGGATCAACCCTCGCGCCTAGCCGGCAGCGGGGCGGGCACCTATTAGCGTCAATACCGTCGAGGTCACCATGCAACTCACTGCCAACTTCAGCCTGGCCGAGCTGACGGTCACCGACCGGAACATGCCGAACGTCCCGAACGAAGCGGAGGTCGCCAGCCTCCGTTCGTTGGCAGAGATGATCCTGCAGCCGCTCCGCGATGCGCTCGGCAAGCCTGTGCGCGTCAACTCGGCGTTTCGTTCCGAAGCCGTGAACCGAGCGGTCGGCGGCACGGCTACGAGCCAGCACCGGCTGGGGCAGGCCGCTGACATTCACGTGCCGGGTATGACCTCGGTGGAAGTGGCTAAGAAGATCGTTGCGCTGGGACTGCCATTTGACCAGGTGATCGAGGAATTCGGCAGCTGGGTGCACGTTTCCTACGGGCCGCGGCGCCGCCGGCAGCAGCTCACGGCGGTCAAGCGCTCCGGCAAGCCTGTTTACGTGCAGGGGATCCAGTGAGCGAGCCCGTGAGCACCTTCAAGACAATCGTCGGCACCTTCACCGCCGCTGTGGTGGCACCGGCGACGGCTGATGCGCTGCGCGCTGCCGAACGGATGATCCTGGGCGTACCCCAGTCCGTGCTGCTTGTGGCGATCGCTGGCGCGCTAATCGGTGTACTTCTGCTGCCGGAGAAGGACGCTGATCGGGTGGCCGCTGACGCCAGCCGTACCCGGGCACACCGCTGGTTCCAAACGGCTACGCGCCTCCTGGCGCTGGGTCTGGCCGTCATCTCCTACGCCATCGTGGCCGCCTGGCTCATTGCCGTGGCGGCGACCTGGTTCCCGTCGCTGGCCGGTGCGCCGCAGTTGCCGCTGGCCGGGCTGTCTGGCGTGGTCATCCGCCGAATGCTGCCGGGCTACCTGAAGGTGGTCGAGCGCATCACCGGCAACATCGGAGGCGAGAAGCCATGAGCGTACTGATTCGATTGGCCACATCTCTGTGGGGCCTCATCGTCGGCGCTGTCGCCGATGCGGTGGAATGGCTGCGTAAGCCTGGCAGCAAGATCAAGGTGATCTGCGCGGTGCTGGCCTTTGGCTTCATGGTCGCCGGTCTTTCCGCGTATGAGAAGGAACAGCGGATCCAGGACCTGAGCGCACAGGTGGTCAAGGTACGCGAGGACTGGAAGGCCGATGCCGCTCGTCTGCAGTCGGATGTGGATCAGCGCGATGCCCGTCTGGCCGAGGTGGCGGAGACGCTCCGGGCTGAGGCGCAGAAGCTGGAAGTCATGAAGGCCGAGAGCGCCGCGGCGCTGAACGGTTTGGCCGGCAAGATTGAGGCGGCCGAGAAAGACGCCACCACGTGGCGCGAGCGATACCAGCAGCGGCCTGACAGCTGCAAGGCCGCTCTCGAGCTGCTCGATTCGGCCTGCCCGGCTCTGAAGGGGTACTGATATGCGACTCATCGTGATCGCCGCATCCGCTCTTTTGACCGCCTGCCAATCGGCGGTGCCAAAACAAAACCCTCCGGCACCGGCCGTCTTGCAGGTGCCGGTAGCTACCTATGTCCCCATCGACGCCGCGCTGACCAAACGCTGCAGCTGGGTGCGCGACGACAGGCCTTCAGCCGTGTTTGACGTGAGCAACGGCCGCAAGCGATGCCTGGAACGCTACGAGGCACAGTTCGATGCCATTGATCAGGTGCAGGGCAAGCCCGTGCCCGACAAGGGCCCATGAGTGCCTGTGCCACGCCTAGCGGCTGGACACTGCCTTTGCCCCAGTCCAGTAGGCATGTTTCACGAAATAGTTTCACGATACCTTCTGTGAAGATAAAACTGAACGGAAATAGGCAATATCCACAAGATATCCACAGAAAGCTGAACGGGGCGGGGCCCCCGGGGTTATCCACAGCTACCGGGGGGAATTCGGACCCCGGTAAAAGACAGTATTTCGGCCTCTAGGGTGCTCCACCACAGGCCTCTCTTTTGGCGGATTTTCTCGGGAGAAACCGCATTTTTACGCCTGAATAGGCTGTGCATCGGGTAGGACATGGCTGACATCCACGAATTCACCAAAGGCTGGTCCGTGGCCCGGCTGGCTGATGAGTTCGGAATGGATCGCCGCACTGCCAGCAAGCGCCTGAAGGAGGCCGGCGTTCCCCCGCTGACCAAGCGGGCTGGGCACGACGTCTATCGCCTGGCCGATGCTGCCTCCGCGCTGGTGAATCCTGGCGCTGCGGCCTTCGGCGCTGAAGGTGTGGTGGATCCACGCGACCTGCCGCCGATGGAGCGGCGCGCCTTCTACCAGTCGGAGAACGAGCGCCTGAAGGTCGAATCGACCATCGGGCAGTTGGTCCCGGCCGCAGAGGTCGAGGCCGACTACGCCGAGCTGGTGAAGAAGGTCGTGCAGTTCTTCGACACGCTCCCTGATGTTCTCGAGCGAAAGGCCGGGCTCACACCAGAGCAGGTAGTCAAGGTCCAGGACGAGTGCGATCGCGTCCGCCAATCCATGTACGAGGGCATCACCGATGACGACGTACGCGACAGCGCGTAGCGTGCGCCAAGGCGTTGCCGAGATGATCCGGCCGCCGCGCCGGATCAGGGTGAGCGAAGGTGCACGGGTGCTGCAGGTGGCCAATGCCGCCGGCGCCGCCGGTTCCTGGGATCCGGACACCACGCCCTACATGGTCGAGCCGCTGGATACGACCGGCAGCCGGCATTACGAAGCAGTGGTGTTCATAGGGCCGGCACGTTCGGGCAAGACCATCTCGCTGATCGATGCGCGCCTTGCCTACCTGATCACCTGCAACCCGGCCGACGCCATGGTTGTGCAGATGTCCAAGGATGCGGCCGAGGACTACAGCAAGACCCGTATCGCCCGCAGCATCGCCGCCAGTCCGGAACTACGCTCCCGGCTGAGCCCGCGCGCCCACGACGACAACATCCTGCTGAAGTTCTTTCGGTCGGGAATGTCGCTGCGCATGGGTTGGCCCTCGGTGTCGGTCCTGTCGGGCAAGGACATCCACGACGTCCTGATGACGGACGTGGATAACTACACCGGCGACCTGACGATCGATGAGTGCTTCGGCCTGGGCCTGAAACGCACGCAGACCTACATGTCGGCCGGCATGGTGGTGGCCGAGTCGAGCCCGGCAACGGACTACGCCGACGGCGCCTGGAAGCCACTGCACCCGCATCAAGGCCCACCGGCCGCCGGCATCGCCGCGCTGTATGCGCGCGGTGACCGGCGGCGCTGGTACTGGCCCTGCCCGGAGTGCGGAGAGCGGTTTCAGGCAGCGCCAGGCTATGACGGGTTCGCGCTACCGCCGATGGAGGAACTGCTCGAGCGCGTCGTGCTGGACGACGTGCAGAAGATGGCGCGGCACTATTCGCTGCTGCACTGCCCGCACTGTGGTGTCGGGCTGCAGCATCGGTGGAAGGACGGGATGAACCGCAGCGGCGTCTGGGCTGCGGAGGGCCAGGTCGTGCACGCCGATGGAACGGTCACAGGCGACCGGCCGGAGGCGCGCATCGCCAGCTACTGGCTCGGCGGTGTCGCCGCGTCCTACCAGTCCTGGGAATCGCTGATCGAGCGCTACCTACAGGCGCTTCGGGCCTTCGCCACCACTG